GCCTCTCCTGTGGGGATTGGTGAAATTCATCTCTTGCCGTATCTGTCGGATTAGGCGGTCTGCCTGTTCGTTCGTAAAACGCTTGTTCACTTCGTATTTCAAGCGTTCTAGGCGCGATTTGTCTTCGGTGCGCTTGGGCGCGTGCTTCGTCGGGTCTTCGTTACCGACTTCTATGCAGTTGTGCGCCTTAAGGTGTCGGCGGTGCATAGAACGCGAGGTGATCATGGAGCCGTCAACCATGCTCTTGTAAGGCTGAATGTCGCCTTGGACATAGTGATAGCGGCCCTTGGAGTCTTTCTTGCGCTCCACAAACTCGCCATCTATATAGACGTAGGTGCGTTTCATTGCTCAAACGGTGAAGTTGTCATGGTTTTGCCCATCTGCGCGATGATGAGCTTGGTTTGGGCGTCCATATCGGCCTTGTAACGATCTGCCATCTGCTTCTGTTGCAGTTCAGCGGCCTTGAGGCGTGCCTCAAAGTCCATTTTCTGCTGCTCCATCGCCATTTTGGCTTGCTGACGGATTTGTTCCATCTGCAATTCGTGTTGCATCTTGGCTTGCGTAAGCGCCGATTCCATTTGCATCTTGGACGCTTCCATTTGCCCGCGCTGCTGCATGGCCGCTTGCTGCATCTGCTCTGCGCCATCAGGGCCGCGTTGGGACGCCGCTTGCGCCAACTGCTGCAACGTCTGGTCAATCTGACCCTCAATCGGGCGTGCGGCCTTAAACGCCTGCATACCAAAGCGCATCAGTTCCATCATCATCGGCACCATCTCGGGCGATGCTTGACCGACCGGCAGCGCTTGGGCAAGGAAGCCGCCAAATGCCTGCAAGAACTGCAAACGGTCTTGCTTCATCTGCGCTTCGTCAATCTGGACGAGGCTGTCGGCGGCGATGTCCACGCGGAAGTTACGCAGCGGCTTGTCGCGCAGCAGTTCCAACGCTTGCGGGATCAACTGTTGATCCGCTGGCGTCATCTGCTGGGCGGCGGCGTAGGCCAAAATCGTCTCGGGCTGGTAGTGCAAGCACATGACCTGCGCCTTGAGGCGAATCAACTCCGAGGCGAACAGCGCTACATCCTCTTGCATAGAACGCAAGCGGAGGTTGGCGTACTGCCCCTTTATTTGCTGCGCGGTTGCGGTTTCGGAGGCGAACGACGCGCCTCGGATGATGTCCGAGATGCCCGTGATTTCGTAGATTTGGGACTTGATGTCCTCTCTTGCTCGGTAGCATTGGAGGAGGGCATTAGCCAGCGTGTCCAGCGGGAGGAGGTCAATGCTGCCTTTAAGTCCTCCCTTTTCGCTGAAAGCCATCCACTTATCAACTGGAATAAGAGCATTGTTGTCACCTTCGGTTAAGAGGCGCTGCAATGCCGGTTGGCTTGCGTCGTATACGCCTCGGACGCGCAAAGCCTTGACCAAGCCGTCAATGCGGTCGGACAGGATGTCCAACTCCATTGCCTGATCTTGGTACAGGACAAAATCGGGGACGGGAACCAGCGTGTCGCTAGTCGTTGTGGAATACAGCGGCTTGGCGCACGGGAAGAACCCTTCCAGACCCAACGGATCGTCGCGCACATCAATAAACTGCGGCAGCCCCTTGGAGAACCAATAAACCTTTTCGCTTTCCTTGTCCCACAGTTCACAAATCTTGGCGCGGTTATAACTGCGCTTGGATTCGTTGTAGGCGTTTAGCGGCTCTGGGCCTTGGTCAAGCGGGATGCGTCGGGCGGTTTCCTCGCCAAAACGTTCCACAAGCGCCTCACGGGTCATGTACACCCAGCGCCATACGCAAGTGACTTCTTCCCATGTGCGGGCTTGTGAGTGGCCGAAATCGCGCCAATGAACGTAATCCACCGGAGCGCACTCATATTCAATGCGCTCCATCGGGGGCGGCGCACCCTCGCCCTGCTCAATGTTGGAGGTGATGGACACGCCATCGTCGGCAATGCCAATCGGGGCGGTATGCGGTTCGTAGCGCACCCATGCGGTGCCACGACCACCCAAAAACCGATCCTCTACGCAATACGTCATCGTGGAGCGGTAATCGGCGTAATGCTCAATTTCAAAGTCAATGGCGCGCTCTAGCAGTTGCCCTGCCACGCGGCCCACGGGGTCATTGTCGCCAAAGCGGCGGCTGATGTCGGCCTTCGGGAGCTTGGAATACACCGCTGGCTTGAGTGTCTGGATGTTTGACCAAAGGATGTTGAACTTGGCCGATTCCGTCAGGCTTTGACCACGGGTGTCGTCGCGGTAACGCTTGATGATCTTCTTGGTGCGAGCCGTCCACTTGGCAAACTCGTTGTCATAAGCACCAACGATCTTGAGGTACTTATCCAATTCTGGTTGCGTCATCTGTTCCATCAGTCTTTCCCTTTGTTGCGGGCGCTAATGGCCTTGGCCTTGGCGCGGGCGTCCTCTTTGCTGCTCGCTCCCCATGCGCGGAGGGCAAGCGCAAGGCGTGTCGGCTCCCCGTTCTTTTCCATCGGGCCAGCCATGTTGCCCATGCGGGCTAAAAACGATGCGCGGCGCGGATTGTCGCCTTTCTTGACCGGCGGCTTGAGGGTGCCACCCGTCTCGGCCTTGTAGCTGGCACGACCCTTGGCGTTCAAACCGCCGCGTGGGTTCTGTCCAGCCTTGCGTGTCCACGCTGCGCTCATGCGTAACCTTTGTTTTTTGGTTTAGCGGTTTTAGCAGCTTGCTTGAAGTCAGCAGCGGTCGGGCGCCCTTCCTCACCAGAACGCTTCATTCGCTCACCGGAGCCTGCTTTTATGCGCTCCTGTTTAGCAAGTATATTGGCGTACAAACCGGGTTTTCTGTTCATGCCCAACCCCTCACCGGGTTTGCCGGTGGCTCAAGTAAGATTTCTGCGATTTTATTAACATCAAAATCGCTCATGTTAATGACACGCACATTAGCGTGGAAACCGTCAACTGGTTTCATCTCCGGCACTTCGCCGTCGTCGGTCTGCAATACCTTGCCGGTCGGCTTGTAGATCGCGCCGATCACATCTAGAGCGTACTTATGGCCGTCCGTAACGTGCCAGCCTTGGTCGCCCTCAGTCACAACGCCTGCCGCCTCTAATACGTCGTACAGGGCTGTGGCGTCGGCTGCTTTGAGGTAGTAGTCGTTCATGCCGTGAGTGCCTGCAAAGTGCTGTTAGGTAGGCGCGTGGGGTAATACGAAAGGCGTTGCACATATCCGTTTAATGCTCGTACCAAGTCTTGTCGGTTGCCGATATTTGCTTGTGTGACGCTTGGTATTGTGCAAACGGTATCGGGCGTTTCTGCGCTGCCATTAAAAGACGCATTAGAGTCGTTTAATTTGTAGGCTAAGGCTTGACGTATTGGCGCGCCCACAACGTATCCACTTGTAAGCCATTGGGCTTGAGTTGCTGTATTGATAATTTGCGCGGCCGGGTCAGTCACATTCACTTGATAGAGTTCAATTAACCCCGTGTTTGCTCCAACGCTCAAACTAAATACACGCGCTTGCGACGAGTTCGTTGGGGCCGTGCGTAAAAACTGAGCAAACAGCGTCCCTTCACTTGTGTTGTACCACGACGAGAAATTTGTCCCCGTCATCGTCGCCACATCTGCGTTGCGAGTCAGGGCGGTGGTTGTGGTCGGGATGTAGGACGTTGCAAAAGCACCGGCTTCTAGTTGTGCGCCGTAAATTAAAATGTTTCCGTTCGTCTGCCCAATAATGCAGCGAACCGAAGTTGCGCCAACAGCCATCGTTCTGGTCAGCGATATGCATTGCCATGCGGAGGTGACTGTCAACGTAGCAGTAGAAGTTGATCCGCCCGTTGAGTCACGCAGTCGTAAAACAACTTCCGTACCGCCATTTGATTTAACGAAAACAGAAAATGTGTAGGCAGTTGAGGCAGAAATGCTGACAGATTCTTCTATGTTGTTTCCGCTCAACGTGGTGTCGGTTGCACCAGCCAAGTTTGATGCAGACGTTAAACCATCAGGCCCCGTCGCTGCTCCGGCTGTAGCAACTGCAGTACCGTAAACCGTCCAGTAAGTCGCGTTAGAAAAGTCGTTGCTATTGGGGAAACTATTCGTCCGTTGCTCCTCAATGAGCAAGCCGAGCGGCTGTAGCGTAGAGGGGTTGTAGTCAAAGCGAGGGGCGTAGTAGGCCGCAGTCGTCGTCGGGTAATACGTCGTCAGCGACGAGGTAACGCCGCCTTCCATGTTGGCGAGGTTAAATTGAGCGCCCCAAGCGTAAATGCTTGCATTTGCACCTGAATATGTTGCTCGGCCTCTGGAATCAAATGCGCCAGCACCATCCGATAAGTAAAGAGTTGTTCTACCGTCAGTTACAGCAGCAGTTCCGGTTGTAATGGTGGCAACACATCTAAACCAGCCATCTCCCACGCTTGTAATTGACGACGAGACAATGGCAAAGCCAGTCCCAAGAACGGCTGTTCTGCTAACCGCGCCTGCGCCATTCAAATCAAACTCTACTGTTCCGTAGTTGTTGGATGATGTCGTTGAAATTGCAAATCCAACATATCTACGATCAACATTTTTTGCAAAAAAACTTGCAACGTAAGTTGTTGATACTCCAATCGTTGGAGTCTGAATTAATGAGTGAGATGCAGCGGCAACAACTCCGTCATTCAATGTGTCTGCGGTGGTTGTCCCGTCAGGAGCAGAAGTGGAGTCTGTTGAAACGGATACGTTGTTTGCTGACCAAGTGGTAGCAAAGTTTTGAGACTGCAACAGCAGATTATGCTTCGCGTACTTCAGCGTACCCGTGGAGTCAAACAGCGTTGCCTGACTGCCGCGAGAGAAGGTCACTCGGGAATCAAGGCTAGTCGCCCCCGCAAAGTCTAACGACAGCGTGGGTTTTGGGAACGTGCTGCACCCCCAAGTGGCGAGCATGGCTTTAAGTCCAGAAAACCGTGCAGTTGACCGTGCCGCCAATCGTGACGACTAGCGAGGTGTTAAAACGTCCCGGCAGCGGGTAGAACGTCGCTGCAACCGGCGTGAACTGCGCGATCATCGTACTGGCTCCGTCCGAAACCGTAATGGTCGGGGTGCTGGAGGCAGACGAGACGAAAATACCGAGCAGACCGCCCGTTCCCGTGTACAGGGTCGTCGTGGAGGTGATGTTTCGGTAGTTCTGTGATTCGGAAACCGGATTCATATTCTGGCCCTCTTACTAGGCGTGCGGTCATGCACAGCCCACATATCGTTAAGTGTCACCGTGTTCTCTGGCCCCACAATCAGCGGTTTAGCTTCTGGCGCTGGGGGCTTGTCAGCGACCTCACTCCATGATACCGCAACCATACGGAAGGCGTCACTAGGGTGTGACGTCCAATCGTGGCGCGGCGATGCTCGGTAGGCTTTCTTGTCCTCGTCGTATTCGCGTTGGTACTGGCGTAGCGCCTCTATGCCGTCGCCACAGCGCTCGGCGTCAAACCACACACGCGGCAGCATCATGCGTACCGCTTGGATACCGTTCTGCACGCCGATGTCGGGAACTACAGCGAGTTTGGCGATGTCTAGTTGTGCGGCTAACTGCTCCACGATGCTCTTGCCGGTCTGCAAGCTCTTGGCTCTCGCGTCATGCGGAAGGAAGTGCTTGGCGTAGCGATAAGGCTTGCCTGTCACGACCTCGGCAATGCTGTGGATGTTGGCGCCCGAGACGGCGTAGAAGTCTATGACGCGGATTTCCCCACGGGCGACTTGGTAGAACCATATCGCCGTATCGTCTCGGTAGCCCAAGTCCCATGCGGTATAGGTTGGTAGATTCGGGTCGTACGGCACGTTGGTGATGCGGCCTTGGTCGGCTGCCTCGCGCATCTCTTTGCCGTAAAAAGCACCGAGGATCGCAGCCTCAAAGCTGCACTCGTACTCCTGTAGATACTGATCCTCGGCTAACTGCGCCTTTGCTGCGGCTAGCTCTGTCGCAGGGAGAAGCCCGCTGGTTGAGGCGGGAAGGCGCAACAGGAACCACTCGCTAGGGAGACGAGTGGCTAATTGGAAAATGTCGTAGAACTGGTTGCGCCCCTTCGGAGTACCCCCGAAAACGCACCATCCGTTTTTATCACTCAAAGCTGGGCGAATTACGTTACCCCAAACGCTCGGTTTCCAGTCTCCATATTCATCAGCGTATACCCCCGAGTAGCCCATTCCGCGCATCGCATCTGCGTTGTCAGCTCCGAACAAGCGGATCTGGCTACCGTTGATGAGCGTGATGGTCAGTTCCTGCTCGTTGACCGATTGGATGATCGGGTGTGCGCCGTCCTTGAAGTATTGCCAGGCTACGGCCTTGGCCTGGGATCGGTACGGTGCGACGTAAGCAAACAAGCCATATGGCCTTTGATACATCGCAGCAGCGCGGATCATGTCGTTGACGGCGGCAACCGTCTTACCTGCTCTGCGATGAGCTACAAGGCAGGCCCAGCGTTTCGTGCGCTCATGGAACGGCATGAACGCCTTGCGTGGGCGATAGGGCAGGATTATTCGGGAGCCATCCATCCGATCTGTACCTTGACCGGGCCGTTGTCCTTACCTGTGATTTCTTGGCGGGCGAGTTTGGGAACGTGGTATTCCAGCAGAGTGCTAAAGGCGTCAAAGGCAGCCTGCGCTCCCTTCTCTGCTGCGATTTCGTCTAGCCACCCTTGGAGTCTGTCTGCGTTGCCGTCCACAAACGCTGCAATGGCCTCTCTGGCGGCCTGTGTGGACTTATTAGGCGTACCCGCTTGCCTACCGCCTGTTTTCTTACCCTTTGCCATCTGTTTAGGTCTACTTTAGATCACAGGTGGAACAGTCTAACTCTGTCAGATGTGCTAGGCATATCAAAACGGCCTCACTTTCTTTTTGAGGGCTTGTTCGTTTTTTAGTAACTCGGCAACTTCGCTAATTGACGTACCGCTGTCGGGGTTCAAATCAAAAGCCTTATCTTCCCAATAAGGACTGTTTTTTGACACATCGGGATGATCTGAAATTCTCACCTTGAAGTCAATTTCGCCATCATCTAATTCTTTATAAAACTTTACATATTGCGATGCGCTTAAATTTGAGCCTTCAACTGACGTTTTTAACCCAACCTCTTGACCTAGTTGCTTGAGCAATTCTGCCTTTGCTCGTAATGCGACGGGGCTGAAATCTACGTCAATGTCATCAAGCGATTGAGCCGTTTGAAATGTTTCGTAATTGCCCGCACCCGATTCTTTTTCTAGGCGTTTGTTTACAAACTTTGTTTCTTCTTCGCCTAATTTATTAAATTTATCAACGATCTGTCGTGGGTTGCCATGATCAACGTCAATTTCGCGCATCACGGGGTCAAAGCCTTTTAACGCGCCAATCAACCGGCCTACCGGCACAGCAGATGCAGCGGCCATTGCCATACCGGCCTCGTCATCGGCTCGGCGGGCGCGTTCAAAGTCGCGGGCAGCAAGGGCTTGGCCTACGCCGGGGATAAAACTACCGCCCATCTCTAGCGCCATGTCCACGGCGTCAGACTCTTTAGGCTGATCTAGGCTCGTTAGCCGCTTTGCCTTCTCGTCAACGTAAGCTAATGCGGCGGCAATCCGATTACGCTTGGCGGCCATGTCAGGAAAGGTTGGTCAGCTTATACAGCGTGGAGGCGATTAGGCCCACGATCTCGTCGTGGATGTTCTGCAAGTCGGGGTCGTCGGGGAGCGTGTCACGCGAACCCTTGGCAAAACTTAACAATCCGCTGATGTACGCCTTGGCGTCCTTTTGCACCTTGAAGTCGTCAAGGTAGGCGGTGAGCGGGATTAGGCCGTAGTGACCCTGATAAGTTTCGGCCCACTTGTCGGCTAAATCTAGGATGTCTTCGTAAAAGTGGCCGAGGGCTTTGTGTTCAGCGTATGATTTGGTGGACAAATGCAGAAAATGCGCCACCGTACTGCTGTGAAGCAGCGCCGAAACAAAAACACCTGCATCTTCGTGTTTAGCCATGAATCACCTATTTATCGGCTCTTTACGAGGGTACACCGATCACCACCACAATGGAAGGTCTACCATGATTTCCGCTGAATATCTCACCGAACAACAACGCCTCCACGAAAATCCTAAGTACGGGGTGGCCTCTATCGGCTTTGCACCCATCGTGGCTGACCTTATCCGTCAGTTTCGTTTTGAGTCGCTACACGATTACGGAGCCGGTAAACAACGGTTGCGCGAGGAGTTAGAGAAACTGCGCGTCCTTGTTGCTTATTCTGCCTACGATCCCGTGTTTCCTGAGTACGGTGAGCCACGGTCAGCCGATTTAGTGTGCTGCATAGACGTTCTGGAACACATAGAGCCGAATCACCTAGAAGCCGTCCTAAACGATTTACAGCGGATCACGACGGGGGTGGGGTTCTTTACCATCCACACGGGCGCTGCCCTTAAAACGCTCTCTGATGGCCGTAACGCGCATTTAATCCAGCAGCCCTCGTCTTGGTGGCTGCCTAAGCTCTGTGAGCGGTTTGAGATAGCGCACCTACAGAGCATTGAGCATGGGTTCTGGTTAGTCGTTAGCGCAAAAGCTCCGGCTTAATCGCGGCCATATACCGTTCCATCAGTTCTCGGACGGTTTGTTCGGGGTCACGGGCGACGTAAAACTCGCCCCGTGGCTCAAATATCGCTTGGAACCGTTCTTGGCTCGGGCGTAATTTTCCTTTTTCTACCTTGATTTCTACCCAACATATCCACGGTGTTCCGTCGGGCAGATTCCGTACGACGAGACGATCGGGTACGCCGCCGTTTGAGGCGTAATCGTGGACGGTGAACCCTGCCGCGTGTAGCGCCCGGCCAATAAGGCCATCGTTCGCATCCCGCCTCGCTTTGTACCTCACGCCTTGCCTCGTTGATGCAGCGTGTCAGCCATATTTGCCACCATATCCGGTTAGCCCTATACCTGTTTAGCGGTGGAATTGGCACGTTCTTTCAGCCTCAATACGCCTTTCTCGCCAAACAACTCCCTGACTAACCCGATTACGCCGGGGTCGGTCAGTACGTCAGAGGCTCCGATTTCGCGGATCAACTCCGCAACGCGAATCTTAATTTTCTCCCGCTCGCCCGCGTCCCCCGAAAACGCGGTGCGAGCCAGCAACGCATCATAGTACCGCAGACGGTTCAGCGGGCTACTACGCACGGCTTCATCCCAACCCGACGCACTACGCTCTACCGCTCGCGCCACTCGCTCGTCCGGCAGTCCCTTCGGGCCGGACTTCGCGGCGCTCGGGGGATAAGTGAATTCGTCACCCATCACTCTACCCTCCGACCGACCACGCTAAACACAGCGGCGGTGCTGACACGGGCTACCGGACTACGTTTAGGGTTATGGGTTATGGGTTGTATTACATCCGTACTACGTTCGTTATACGTTCGTATACCCTCATTGCTCTGCTTTTGTTTCTGCCGATCCCACCGAACATTGATGCTTTTACGGGCTTTTTCAGCTTTTTCGTTCATCTTGGCAATTTCGGCTTCTACCCGTTTGTGACGCCAGCCGTTTTTACCGTCCCAGAAAAAAAATGTTTCTAGCACGCGCTGGACAGCCCGCTTTTCTGACCGAGATTTGGCCTTGCAAATGTCGTAAGCAATTTCCCTTGGGATGCCCTTTTCGGAGGCGTAAGCCCAGTCAAGGAGCAGCGTATACACGCCGTGTTCAAGGGTGGTTAAATAGCCCGCGTCACGGGCATAGTCGCCGAGATGGCGAATGTAGTATTTCATCACAGTCTCCGGTTGTTCCAATCAAACCCAACGCGGAAACTTGACAGGCTAGTCCCCCGAGAATAGCCTTTGCCCCGCGTTAGTACCCATTCACAGCGTATGGCTACCCCCTAGCCGCGTCAACCCCCGAAAGGGGGTTTGTCGTTTCTGGCGTCATTAGCGGCCTTTTGGGGGCTTTGGCAGCCCCGGCAAATGACTGCGATCAGCCACAAATTTGCCGCCCGTGACAGCCTCTATATCGTGCTGCCGGGCGCGTGGAATACCCCGCTTTTTCCAATGAGAAACGTGCTGGGGGAATACCCCCAAAGCCTTGCATAAAGCGGTTGTTGAGCCGAAATGGGCTATGACCTGGTTGATGTCCATAACGTGGACTATAGCCCTATTGGTTACCCTCTTACAACCTTGTTTAAAAAACTTGTTGACAGGGGTATTGGAACTGGTCAGGATACACACATGGTCAATAACGACCGGCTACCACAGATAGGAGCAACACATGAAAACGATCAAAGTCACTACCCCGGTTGGCGAATTTACTCGCAACACAAAAAGCGATTACACCCACGCGGTAGTTCGCAAGTCAGAACGCGCTAACTTCAGATACCAACAGTTTTTGGCGACCGGCGAGAAAAGCGGATCAGGCGTTGACGCTCGTTGGATCAAAGATCGCGGATTTGTTGTGACGTATCACACCTCGCTGCGATCAGCCGCCAACGCTGCACAACAAAAATACCCTTACGATCCCGCCGCAGAAGTTATTGGCATCTACGAGGTGGCGGCATAAGCCGCCCCTCACAATAGGAGCAACAGAAATGCTTAAGAACAATTTCTTTCACGCCTTCGGCACCTTCTACGCCCTCAACAACAAGTTTGAGGTGCGCGTGGAGTACACCCAAGACCTAGATGGCGGCATCATCCTTGAGGCTGCCGACCTAATCGGCATCTTCCTTGACAACGACAAGGCCGCCTCATCGCTTAACCACGACATCAAGCTAGACATTTGCGACCTCGGTGCAGATGCCATCTTTGAACTTGAGGAAATTGCCACACGCGATGCTGAGCAGAACGGCCCGTGGGGAGACGACCTGTGAGCCGCTGGTTACCCCAAGCCATTCTCATTGTGGCGCTATACGCCATAGCAGCGATCAACGACCCGTGCGGCGACGGTGGCTGCACCCCGGCAGAGGAGCGAGCCAGCCATGCACGATGACGACATGACTTGGTGGCATCACCAAGACCAACTGATGCAAGAACTGGAAGAACAAGAACGCATAGAAGCCTGCAACAAGGCATTAGCAGAACTGAAGGAGAGAGAAGATGAAGGTTTATGAAAAGATTGCGGCGGTTACCGCCGAGCTATCCAAGATTGGCATTAGCAAGGAGAGCAAGAACCAGTCGCAGGGCTACGCTTTCCGTGGCATTGATCAGGTTTACGGTGCGTTGTCGCCGCTGCTGTCCAAGCACGGCCTGTGCATCCTGCCCCGCGTGACTGACCGACAGGTTATTGAGCGCCAGAACCGCCAAGGCACCGCGCTGTTTTACGTCACGCTGACCGTAGAGTTTGATTTTGTAGCCGCCGAGGATGCGAGCAAGCACACGGTCGTGACAGTAGGCGAGGCAATGGACTCAGGCGATAAGGCCAGTAACAAGGCCATGTCAGCCGCTTACAAGTACGCTGCGTTCCAGACGTTCTGCATCCCGACCGAGGGGGACAATGACGCTGACGCTCAGACGCACGAGGTGGCTCCTAAGGCGGGTTTTACCAATGACCCTAGGGGTGACATGGGTAAGGACGTAGACCCCGCCAAACGTGACTCGTTTGTTAAGCAGTTTCGCGCAGCGTTTGATTTAGACGCCGAGGAAAAAGACATCGCTTTGGCGGTGCTAGGCGTTCACGAACAAATTAACGCTGACCATGAGCTTTACATCGCCGTAGCCGACGCTATGACAGCCAAGGAACGGTCAGCCATTAAGAAGTACATTCAAATAGCAAAGGAGCAGAACCGTGCCTGATTACGACCCGAACATGAAAGGCGTTTTATTCCGTAATGACAAATCTGGGAATGAAAAGCGGCCTGACTACCGTGGTTCAGCGGTGATTAATAACGTGGATTACAACCTGTCGGCTTGGATCAAGTCCTCGCAAAAGACAGGTGATAAGTACATGAGCATTAAGATTGAACCGAAAGGCGAGGGCAAGTTGTCGCGGCAAGGCGAGCCACAGCACCAAGCCACGAAAAAGCCCGAGATAAACGAGAAGAATTGGGATGACCTTGATACACCCTTCTGACTTTGAGGCGAGGTTTAGGGCTAGTCGCCCGGCAGAGATTGTCGTGGCGACTTATCTCCTCAACATCGGGCATACGGTGACGCTGCCCAAACGTCGGATCGCCAAGGACTTTGCCGACCGGGCAGAGTTTGCCGACAAGGGCGACATTTATGCCTCGGGCAAGCGCATAGAAGTGAAGCACATTAAGCATGAATTCCAGTATCAGGCGTGGCCGTTTGAGACTGCCGCGATCTGCGCCAAGAAGTCGTTTGATGCTGCCGATCCTCGCCCTGACTACTATTACATCGTCAACGCCAGCATGACCGTAGCGGCGCTGGTAGACGTTGCAACGACGTTTCCCGATTGGGTGGTGCGGCGCATCACCGACAAGGAGCGTGGCTACGATTATGACGTATACGCCGTTAAGCCCGAATACCTCGGCTGGCGGTATATAGACTTTGAGGAGCGGTTATGAAGGTATTTATCGGCTATGACAGCCGCGAGGACATTGCGTATCAGGTGTGCCGCAAAAGCATCCTCAAGCACTCCAGCGTGGAGGTAGACATACAACCCATCGTGCAGTCAGAACTTCGGGAGCGTGGACTTTACTGGCGAGAGACTGATCCGCTGTCGTCCACCGAGTTTTCGTTTACCCGGTTCCTGACGCCGTATCTCGCCGGATACAACGGCTGGGCGGTATTTATGGACTGCGATTTTTTGTTTCGGGGGGATATTGCGGGACTGATGGACTACGCCGACGGGGCAAAAGCGTGCTTTCTTGTAAAGCACGACTACCGGCCGACGGAAACCGTCAAGATGGACAACAAAACGCAACATCTCTATCCACGGAAAAACTGGTCATCTTTCATGTTTATCAACTGTGGGCATGAACAAGTCAAGGCTCTCACGCCTGAGGTGGTCAATACGCAGACGGGGATGTACCTACACCGCTTTAATTGGCTCACCGATGACGTAATCGGGGAGTTACCAATTACATGGAACTACCTTGAGGGGTGGTATACGCGCCACGATTGTCCGAACCCGATTGCTGTTCACTTCACCCGTGGCGGCCCGTGGTTTGCCGATTGGACGGATGTGGAGTACGGAAAGGAGTGGATGCGTGAAGCGCATATTTCCTAACGGCACGACGCCAGAGCAAATAGCGGTTGCCGTAACGCGCATGACGCAAGGGTTAGACCCTCGCCGCGTGTGGTCGGTTGAAGTAACCGAGTGGAAGAAGCCTAAAACCAATCAGCAGTCGCGGTATCTCTTTGGGGTGGTCTATCCCATGATCATGGAGGCGGCGGGCGAGAGCTTAAGAGGTTTCACGCGAGAGGATATTCACGAATGGCTGTTAGGCGAAATTTGGGGGTGGGAGACACTAGAGGGGTTTGGCAGAAAGCGTTTGCGGCCACTTAAACGTACATCGCGCATGACCAAAGAAGAATTCACAGAATATCTGTACGGTATAGAAAACAAGTGCATTGAGCTGGGCATTGGCCCACTACCGGAGCCTCTGCATGAACCTACGGAATGAAGCAAAAGGGCGTGGATGCACGGTGCGTTTGCCGGACATCTGCAATCACAACAGCGAAACGACTGTGTTGGCACACATACGCCTATCAGGGGTTAGCGGCATGGGCATGAAGGCAGACGATCTGCTCGGTGCGTGGGCGTGTTCTGCTTGCCACGACGCGATAGACCGCCGTTTCCGTACCGATCTTGACCGAGATTATGTGCGCCTTGCTCACCTTGAGGGCATGGTGCGAACCATCGCACAACTACGCAAAGAGGGATTGATATGACTCGTGAAGAAATACTCCGTATGGCAGAAAGCGAGGGGTTTTACCTCGTTGACTTCATTGACGATGACAAATCAGTAACAGAGCAAATCCAAGCTGACAATTCAGAATCCCTTTATTCGTTTGCCGCCCTCGTTGCCGCAGCCGAGCGGGAGGCGTGTGCAAAGGTTTGTGAAGAAGCAACGTTAAAAAATTGGTTTGCGGAAGATTGCGTTGCTTTAATTAGGGGGCGAAATGATTTATGAGTTTCTGGGTAGATACGCCGTACACCACGGCCTACGTCCGTAACGAGTTTCTGTACGACCAGCAGAAAGGTCACGGCGAATTCACCGAATGTACCGTGTTTGGCTTTCGCGCCGAACCGATGCGCGTCCCCATGTTTCAAATTATGACGGCGCAGGGGGCGCAATGGGCGCGTATCCCTATCCATGCCCTATGCAGCAAACCCTGTGACCCTATAGGGCTTGAAATTGCCTGCTGGTGGGATTCCTTCAGCCGGTTTTGCGAGGCGCGAGAGGTGCAGTTCCTGCGTAACCATCGGGTGCAAGGAATTGGACGCGACGGCGTTAAGCGTCCCGGCGTGTACCTTTTCACCGTATTCTGGGCTAATGGTGGCTGGGCAGAGGTAAGCGACCAGAGCAAAGACCATCACATTATCGCGTTAGACGGCGGGCAATGGATTGCGTACCCCAACAACAGGCTGTTGTGGGTAGACCCGTCATGGATTGGCGGGGATGTTCCGAGGGATTGGAAATCCCCGTCAGTCTCCTACAGCGTGGAGGCACTACCGTGAGATGGATCATAGATTTGTTCCGCAAGCTCAAAGCTAACCGTGACCGTGAATGGCGCTCTGTGCCAGCCCCTAACTGGCGCTCGGCGCGTGGAGGGCGCGATATATGGTGAAAGACGATATAAGCCCGCCGGGGGCGTGGAAGGAGGAGATGGAGCGTATCCCATGGGGATACGGTCAGAAACAGGGCGACAGGCTTGCTAATGCGCTTGTAGCGATACGGCGCATGGGGCTACACGAAGAAGCCACGCTGCTAGAGTTAGAGATTAAGACGCTGCGTAACGAGATTGAGTATTTGCTAAACCGCTGAAGGGTCGTCTAACGGTAGGACAACGGACTTTGACTCCGTGAATGTTGGTTCAATCCCAGCCCCTTCAGCCATCCCCCTCGGGCGGCCACTTAAACGAGCGGGTTTGCAAGAAGTAACGACCGTTGCACTTGCAGACCCCTTTTAAGTAATCCTTTACCTCGGGATGCGAGCAAAAATACCCTTGTCCGTTAGCGGGGCAGAAAAACACGCATAACTGACACGGATCAAACCGCGCCCACTCTACCGATTCCGTAGCCATGTCAGATATTCCGCGCCTTCCTCTGGCTGCCACCAGATTTTTATGAGATCTGGATGGTCATTAGGCAAATCAGGATTGATAGTCGTCAGCGCACAAGGTGAAAGCGTGTTGTCTGCAAATCCACGCTCTTTGGCATATCGGTCATAAATCTTGTACGACGCCACGCGAGCCGTGTGCATCGTTATGCCAGATATTGCATCTTTAAGGACGCTGTAGGCGCTGTGGTGCTTGTGGCCCGAGATATAAAGGTGATCCCGTGTTCCCATAATGGCGGCTTTCATGGGGCCATGGGCGGGGTTCCAGATGGACGAGCCGCTATGGTCGTGGCGGGCGTTAACCCTAACCTCTGCGCCGTTGGGGAACCGCAGCGCGATGCGAGCCTCGGACGACTTGTAAAGTGAGTTCTGATGCTTCGCTATCCACCGCAGAGGGTCGCCAGAGCCTGACCATAGGTCATGGTTTCCGGCAATCATGTAGAGCCAACGGCAGCGGTTTACAAACCACTCGGCCAACCGCCATGCCTGTGTTGCAGATGTCGCTTGCTCGCCGTAAAGCCTTGCTAAACGTCCGACCCAGTTGTTCGTGGTATCCCCCACCGAGCAGGCAAACAGCCCCTCTGTGGCGTTTACAAGGGCGGTATGGCGCTCTATGGCCTCAATGTCGCAGCCGTCGTCGTCAACGTGCGGATCGCCAAAATGTAGTAGGCCGATTGGGCCTGCAATTTTGATGCGTATGGGGATGAGTTTGGAGGCTTCTTCGTGTTCGCGCTTATGCAAAAACTTGCGCTTACGTTGCTTGATTAGCTCCTCAATGGGAACGTCATCATCAGGCAGCGGGGTGAACTCAAACTCGTCCCTAACCACGTTTGGGGTGTGCTGGTAGGTAGAGCCGGGGACGTTGATACCCTTGCCTTGCATATCCTGTATGCGATTCAGCAAGGTTCTGATGTTAATCCTGAGCTTTTGCGCTGCTACCGACCTAACGCCTTTTGAGTCTTGTAAGGCTTGCAGTATCTGTTCGTCAGTCGCCTTCTTTACGGTCACGTTTAGCCTTCCTTTTAACCGTGATGCCAAGTTCTTCTCGGCGTTTCGCGGTAACTTCTGGGGCTAACTCGGCTCTCCATTCCAAGTGTCCGTCAACAAGTCTGTATTCTTCTTTGTGCGTCAGCGCACAGTCGCAGCACTCGGTATAGGTATAGCCCTTCACCCTATACCAAGAACCCTCGTTCATCTGCACAACGGGGATTTTCTTTGGCATATCAACCCCTCAAATACAATCTTTGCTCATCTCGCCTACGATTTACAAGTCCTTTCAATACCTTACCACCGGCTTTTGACCATTTCATGAACTCTTGCGCGGTTTCTTCAAAGTCACCGCGATTGTGTTTCATGCGTAATGTTGAGCGCTGGAGGTTGCCTAGCCCCACGTTAAAAGAAAAGGAAACGAGGGCGTCAAACCGGCCTTGATGATTAACAGCAGAAGGGCAAAGTCGGGCCACGCCGCGCTCAAACCGGCCAAGGTCTTGAGCAAGGATAGCGTCCACCTCTCCCATAGTGAGAGTGCGATCCCAGCCCTCGGGTATCGGTAAGGTGCGCCGTTCTTCATATTTCACCGCAGCGTGTGAAGGGTCTATAACGTGGCCGACCCCGACGCTCCAGATTAACGCCGGACATTGGTACGGGCGGGTTCGGACACCCTCGTGATGTTTTACCATTTCAATACAGCGAGGGCTTACTTTCAATTTCCCACCCCTGCTTCAACGCTATGTTTTTAGCAGTCGCTTTATGAACTTTTAAGTGCCTAGCAAGTGAATTAAACCCAAAAAATATCCCGTCTGGAGTTCGTATTACAGATTGAGAGCGAGCAATCGTCTGTGTACGTCGGGCTTCTTTACTGTGTGATTTACCAAAAAATGGGTTTTCCAATCCTCTTCTTGGTTTTGTATTTCCTACAGGCTTGCCCCTTGCCGCATAGTTAATATATTCACTACGATCCCCGCCGCATCCACCAATCGCTTCATTCCAGCCTATCTGAAAATCAGGGCGTAACTTACCTTCTAGCGAATAACACTCTGCATCTGAACCTGAAAAGATCACATCGCACAACATATTTTTCCAGCCGTGATACCGGATGGCTCTTCCAAAATGACAGTCACTGCGTGACGTAATAGAGCGATGTCGGGCAAGTCTGCTATTAAAATCAACTGCAACCCCGATGTACCCATCAGAGTTCATATCAAAATAATTCTCAAGTCTTATCCAGTAAACAACGCTCATTTCTTACCAAATGCCTGCGTGCCAAACCAGAAGGCAATGATTGACGACAGTATCAGCATCTCGTCATCTGAGAACACTTCAGCCATCGCGGCGGCAAACGGTACACCTGTGTTGTAGGCATACCAGACGCCTGCAATGTTGATGGCAACTAGTTCCAGCACAAAAATGTAGGTAACAACCGGACGCACCGAGGCACGAAGGTTGATCATCCATTGGCTTGCGCCTTTGCCGATCTCAACGTCGTGCTGGTACAGGGCTTGGCGCTCCTCGCCTGCCGTTTGAGTTTGGATCTGCTCTAGTTTGATTTCCTCAACCCGTGCTTGGGCGATAAACCCGCGTTCTGCGAGGGCTAGTTCGCGCTCTTTCTGAGCGGCAACAAGGGCAAGTTCGTGCTTTTTGTCCTGCCGGTCTTGGAAGATCTCAAGAATCTTAGGAAGGCCGCCCGCAAGGAACGACAGGAACGTGCTAACCATTGTCATCATTTGTTGCGTTCCTCCATCAGTTTGACGCGCACCTGTAGGTCGTGAATGTCCTCCATAATGTCGTCCTTCAATTCCTGACGACGCGCTGCGCTTAACGGGCTGTCAGTCGGCACTCCGTCCTCGGTAATCAGGATAGGAATTTTGGACTCAATGGCGATTAGGCGATTGTTGAACGATGCGATTTCCGCGAGCAGCCAGCCGACAGCGGCCAGCAGCACCGGGAACAACATATCCACAATCTTCTGCATATTCATGGGTTACTTCCAAAGCCAATCAACAATCTTGACGAAAAGGCCGCCCATAACTGCCGCAAACCCGCCCACAGCCATCAACGTGCGCCAGCCGCCCTTTGCCTCGGCCAGCATTAGCTTGATTTCGTGTACGTCCTTTTTCATCTCGGCCATGTCTGCTTGCAAAGTCTCAATCTGCGCGTCGTGACGGCCAATGTCCCGTGCCATTTCCATCATCTAGCTCCTAGGGGTGGGTGGCTTTGTAAGCGTCAAACTCGGCTTTGAGTTCTTGGATAGCCTTGATTAGCGGAGCGATCATCTCCTCGTAGCCGATGGATAACACATCGTCGCCACCTTTAACGCTGTGGTCTTGGTAGCCGCCAAAGTCCACGCCCATTGCGTCCATAGTGGCCTTTACCTCTTGCGCCACCAAACCATAGTGGAAACGATTGCGCTTATGCGTACCGTTGTGCGTCAAATTGGCTAATTTGCTTGCTTCTTGCCAGCTAGAGTAATCATCTTGCCATTGGCTAATGGCAGCTTGGTATGCGTCATCATTAGGAAAGTCCACCGGGTTTGGCTTTACGGGAGGAGTGGTGCGGTAATCTTCGCGCATATCCCACTTAAACTTGCGCGGCTTGAGAGCCATGACAAAATCTAGCCCAAGATTGGTGTCCGCTATTTCTGTTTTATCTCGCGCATCAGAACGATTTTGGACTGAGCCGTACACATAAGTAGTGGTGTTTGAATCACCAAGTTGTACCTGATCAGACCCCGTTACTTGTGAGTTATAACCCAGACAAGCCGAATTTTGATAATTGCCAGAGCTATATGCTGCATCGCCGATAGCGCAATTTAATTGGCCGGTTGTAATGCTGCCGCCAGCAGAGTACCCAAGCACCGTGTTACTGCCACCGCTGGTAATAGCTGAACCAGCAAAACTACCAACGCAAACATTGAAAGCGCCAGAGTTGATACTGTCTCCAGCGACGTTGCCAACAGCCGTGTTGCTTGCGCCAGTTGTAATTTCACGAAGCGCCCAAAATCCGATGCCGGTGTTGTTTCCACCAGTTGCAGAAGTTCCCACTCCTTGCAAAGCGGAATTGCCAACACCTGTGTTTCCGTTGGATTGGACGTTTCTACCTGCTTGATAACCAACGTAAGTTGTAAAAGAAGGGTTGTTAGAGCCGCCTCCCGCGTCGTATCCAATAGCAGTATTAGAAACGCCGGTTGTTACTGACGTACCGGCATTTTCGCCAACAAATGTGTTTAGCGTTCCCGTAGTTACGCTATCGCCAGCAGCTATTCCAAGCGCGGTTTTTGCGGAAGTTGTAGCGCCAATAAGGCCGACAACAACAGGATTAACCATCTGGAATCGGGTGCCGTCGTACACGACCACAACGGTTTGGCCTGACTTAATTTCTGCTGCCGATAACGCAGTAGTTCCGTCCTTCGTGACGTTCTTTGCGCCAAGGCTGTTGATGTTGATCGTGACAGCGCCGGTATTGTCGCCAGCAGCCACAAAGTAAAACATCTGGCCTGCGGCATAGGCGGTCAAAGCGGGCGTCAGCGAGCCTGTAATGGTGTCCGTACCCGATACCGAGCCGATCAGCTTAACGACCGTGCTTTGCACTTGGCCGAGGGTGGCCGAGTCGCCCGCGTCGGTGCCTGCACCAAGGCCGGTGAACTTATAGTTCGCCATCGGCAGGTTAGCGGTTGGCGTGGTTTGGCCGTCTTTGGTAACGCAAGTGGAAAGACCCGTAGCAAGGTCAGCGGTCAGGGCGTTGAACGCCGTGCTGCTGATAACCGTGCCTGATACGACGGGTTGCCCTGCCGTGTTTATTTGAAAAACGCCGCTGCCGTTAAAGCTCACTTGGATTCCTCCTCTTCCATTCGCGCAAGTTGAGCCGCCAACTGCCGCGCATAATAGGGGTCAACTTTACTGCCTGTTGCAGCAGCCTTCTTCATCATATCTATGGACATAGCCATAGACGGGTTGTCTTTTACAAATTTCTTTACACGCTGATCGTTTTGTAAAAACGATGCAATTTTTTGCGGTAGCGTTGTGCCGCCGCGCATTAACTGACTAGCTTGACGGACGTTATACGCCGTTCCTGCTGTTGCGCCAGCACGACCAACTGCACCCATCGTCGCTGTAGTTGCAGCGAGAGCAGGATTGATTGCATACGCGCCGCCTGTTGCGATGCCGGTCACCGGGCCAGTTGGCAAGAACCGCCCCATTGCCCGCATTGCATTGTCAATCGGGCCGCCGCGCACCACCTCAAGGATGGCTTCTTGCTCTGGTTTTGAAAACCTGCGGAACTGTTTGGAGTTAGCAAGGGTGCGAAACTCGGTTCGCAAAGCGTTTTCGTAACCCGCAGCGGTAAAAAAACTGGTTTTGTTTTTTGCCCGCTCAACGGCCTCATCTAACGTCTCGCCTTTGCTCATTTTTGACCAAAGGTTACGCGCCTCGGTGATAGCAGGGGCCGCTACAGCAGGATCACCCGCCATAACGTCAGCAGGCTTCAAATCAGCAATCAAATCATCAATCTTGTCACGCACACCCAAGATTTTTGCCATGTCGTTATCCGTGGCATCTCGGGAAATAGAAGCCGTGACTTTGCGGCGCAATTTATAAAGACGGTCAAGCGTTATTGGTTGATCGCGGTACAACTCAAGTGCCTTAAACGCCTTTGCAGCGCCCGGCTCTAGCGTCGTTACAACATCAGGATCAATATCAAGGTTGTAATTGATGTCGTCCAACATATCGTTGAACTTGTCTTTCTTAATCACAACGCCAGCGTCACTTGCTCGCTTAAACGCCGCCGTAGACATTTCGCGCAGCTTCTCTGGGCTTTCTGCGCCAAAACGAAACGCAGCAGCCTCTCGCGGCAATTTAGTGACCACATTGGTCGCCATTGTTAGCGGGTCAATGTATTCAGAAGTTTTCTCTAACGCCTTGCCAAGTCTTTCGGCTTTTGGCACTTGCCGCAACAAAGTGCCGATGCCACGCCCAACGAGGGAAACGTCCATCATTGCGCCAAGCGGATCGGTCGCAATCGTTTCCTTGGCTCGCGCTGTGGTGCCATAACGCTCTGCTGGAGCATTGGCAATCGCTTCGTACGTCTCAACGTCCGTAAGTGGGCTTTGGCCGCGCAACATATTGAGCGGTGTCGGCGCAATGCTGCCAAGCCCTTCAGTTACGTCGCTTGGGCGCAAATTGCGTACAAAATCTATAGCGCCAGAAATTTGCTCTGGAACACGCGCCACGCCACGCGACAACGCCGTAGACCAAGATTGCTCTTGCGGGCGGCTTTCGTCCGTCTTTGCCTCTTCATACGCCTTCAGGAAAGCCTGAAATTCAGGCGTACCGCGCTTGTTTTGGTTTCGCGCAATCCAATCCGCGTATTCGTCTGCGGTAGGCATTACCGAACTCCTTTAGCGCGTTGACGCTCTTCCTCAAGAATCCTATCAGCGATTGATCGGCTTTCGCTTTGCTTTGGCTTTGCTCGCGGATACGCCAAACTTTCTGGTTCGTAATCTGACGGCACATACCCAACGTCCATGTCGCCGTAAGTTGCTTCCCACACCGATTTGTAACGATTTCGGGATTTATCAATCTCTTTTCGCGCATTGCGAATTGCGCGGCGTAAATCGTTGGGTTCTTTTGCCGCAACAACTGCGCCAAACGCGCCTTCAAGTCGCGGCCATTCTTGAACGGTCATGTTTCCATAACCGCCGCCTTGTGCAGACGATTGTTTTGCCTCGTTGATGGATTGGATACTAGTGCCTTGCAAAAATGCGTTAAACAAGGAACGAGCCGATAACGCCGAAGGATCATAATCAGTACTTTCATATTGATTAAATTTGCCTGCAATGCGATCCAATCCCGCATGGTTTTCAAGGTCGGCAAGGTACGCATCCAACTGATCCAATTTGCCCAAACCGACTTGTGCGGCCATCTGCGCCTTGGGGTAATCCAATCGCAACTGAATACGATCTTTTTCTGGGGCGGCTTGAATGGCTGGTAACGGCTTTGGTTTTTCGCCAGTTGCAGGCGCTTGCGCGGTCGGCGCAGCAACGCGAGGCGCTGCGGGCGGCACAACAGGAGCAGTTGGCGCTTGGCGCGGCGTAGCAGCAACTGGAGGCGGCCCTGCTTGCGGAACAGCAGCAGGTGCGGCAGGCGGCGCAGTAACCTGCGATTGGAACGGGAACCGCAGTTGTGGCGCGGTTTGACCGGTTTCAAACGTATATTGGCCGCCTTTAATACCAAACTCACCCGTTCTAAACATCGCATCAATTTGTTGTTGCGGGGTAAGTTCCGCGTATTCACGCGATTGGAGCAGCGTGTAATCAGGTTTGCCCGCTTGTACGCTTGCATCAAACTTTTGCAAACTTGCTTGCGTAAATTTAGATGGGTCTATAGAACCATACGGCGATTTCGCCTTTTCTGGCTCTTTAAGCATTAACGCTAAACGCTCTGCCATAATTGGGCGATCTTTCAGCGCCGCAGCGCCAAGCCCGGTTGAAGCCATGCCCAACACTTCTTCTGGTGCGCGGCGATACTGCGATTGGCGCGTAACCTCGCCCAATTCGGTCTGCTCAGGAACAGGGGCAGCGCGACCCACAAACGGCGTGGTTTCCATACGCTGAGTGTATTGATCCAGCGTTTCCTCGGGGCGTTTCGCCATCTGCGTTTGCAGTTCGGCGTCGGGCTTGTAAACGTACCCGCCTTCCATGCGACCAAGCATCCGTTGAGCGTATGTATCCTCTAGCCCCTTGGCTTCCTCAGCTGCCTCACGCGCTTTACGGCCTTCGCGGGCGGTCAAGAAACTCTGCAATGCCTTTACTAGCGGCGCAGCCTTCGGGATAGGCGCAGCAGCGCCCTCCATCGGCTGATATTCCTGCTGTGCAAGGGCTTCTGCCATCGCCTGACGACGGCGAGCCTCGGCCATCTGACGCTCGTACTCCGTTGGAGCGCGAAACGTCTCTATGTATCGGACGTTACTCTTGGCCATCGTCAAAATCTCCTCTGTAACGCCCGCCTTGCGGCGTCACCATGCCAGGTGATAGCGGCTTTGCCATGCCACGCGGTACTACACGGCCATATTGCGGCTTGGCTTGCGATGCCACCATCGGGTTGTACTGCATATCCTGCGGCGGCGTGTAGGCGTCACTTTGCCGCTGCAACATATTGGCTAATCGCTGTGGGCGAGAAAGAGGGCCGCTGAAACTTTGATATCTGCTGTTCATTACGGCCCCGCCGGTTTAGTTGAGAACAATCGTGATCCTATTGCGCCGCCGAACTGGCCGCCAAGGGCGGTGCCTGCTGCGCCTCCAAGTGCGCCGAGCAATCCCATTTGGGCGTTGTAGTTGGCAACTTGGTTTTGATAGTTGCGCTGCGCGTAATCGCCCGCTGCCTGCGTTGCCGCAAACACCGGAGACGCCGCCACGTTTGCGCCTTGGTAGCCTTGGAACTGCGGCATATTGACTTGGACGCCTGACATAAGCGCGGCGATCTCGTTGATCGGCTGATTACGCAGGGCAAGCTGTTGCTGCAACGACTGCTGTAGCGCCGTATTGCCAAACTGTGCGCCTTGCAAGGCTTGGTTGTACCGCTGGAGTTGCGCGGCGTTGGCAAGTTGCTGCTGTTGGGCGGCAATGGCTTGGTTCTGCGCCAAGGCTGCGTTGCGAGCGGCCTGCACATCCATCTGCTGACCAAACGCCTGCCCCTGACCACCAAGGAGCGCCCGATAAGCGTCCAATGCGGCGGCTTGGTTTTGCGCCACCGCTTGATTTTGCAGTTGTTGAGCGGCTTGGAATTGGGCAAAGTTTTGAGCAATAGCTTGGTTTTGCAGTTCTGCTCCTTGCAGCCCTGCGCCATACAAAGCCCGTTGCGCTTCGTTGCCAAACTCGCCTGCGGCTACGCGCTGGGCAAAGTCTTGCTGTTGGGCGGTGTTCTGCGCTTGTTGCTGCGCCAACGCCGTGCCGATATTTTGCTGCAACGCTTGATTGTAAAAACCTGCCGCTTCTGACCCCATGCCAAACTGCCCAAGGGCGGCTTGGTTGGCGAACTGTGCAGCGGCCTGTGCTTCGCCAAACCCTTGCTGGCGAGCGGCCATATCAAGCCTAATGCCCTCAAGCGCTGCTTGTTGGATTAGGTCGTTTTCCTTCATCTGCTGCCCTGACATTGCAGAGTTGAAGGCTTCGCTTCCGGGCGTAATTCCTTGGTTAATAAGTTGCGTGTAAAGCTGCTGACGCTCACCCTGCAACTGCGGAGTTAGCCGCGCCAAAATGGCTTGTTGCGCCGTTGTTCCAGCCGACACCGGCATGGCGGCGAGTTGCGAGGTGTCAATTCCACGCTGCAATCGCTCAGTCGGAATTTCACCGCGTGCGTATCCCAATCGGGATAAATCGGGGGCATATTGCACCCCAGCAACACCAGACGTATCTAATCCAGTTTGCTGTTGCAGCGGCGATCTTGCCCCTTGAGCAAACCCAAACAAACCGCCGTAGGGGCCGCCTTGCGCTTGCCCATATTGAGCCATGTCCAACGTCGGCATTTCGCCCGCTTGAACATCGGCGCGAGCCTGTCCCATTCGCATCAAATCAGGTGCGCGTTGCACCCGACCGTACCCGCCAAGCTCGGTTTGCAGGTTACGCAGGTTGGGCTGGAAAGGCTGCCCTATAACGCGCTGTGCGGTTCCTAGGGCGGTTTCGCCAAGACCGGCAAGCCCAAGGTCAACCCGCTGCTGCGCCTCTAAAATGCGCTGCTGCTCGGGCGACAAATACTGTTCAATATACGGTGTATCTTGATCGCTAGTTGTCGTGAACTGCTCACGGGTAGGAACGACAGGGCGAGGAACACCGCCGATTCGGGTGACGCCACCGCCATAAATTCCCATGCCGTACATATCGCCTTCGCGGTCAATGGGGCCAGCGCTTTCAATTTGCTGCTGGTTGTACGCCTCAAGTTGGCGGTTGTAATCGGCCATCGCCTTGTTGTAGGCCGATTCGTCAAAAACGGACTTGCCGAATGTGACTTTCTGGCCGCCATAAGGCGTGGATACGTTCGGGTTGGAGATGCGGGCCGTTAGCCGTGCCGCATCAAGATTGGCCTGTCCCTGCGCTTGTGCCGCAGCGGCGTAATCAGGTGCCGGAGGTGGTTTCGGTGACTTTTTGCCCATAACGCCTTCCTAGATACCGGCACGACTCCCGTGCCATAGTTAAAAACACGATGTCCCCGGCGGTGTCGGCGTTATGGATACGCGCTTCCTCGGTGAACCCCATTTTACTCACTAAACGCAATGCTTTGCCATTCCCGCTTGACACGGGAGCGATAATTTTGTCAACCCCACACACATTGAAGGGGTAATCAAATATGGCGGCAAGGTAGGTAGGGGTAAGACGGCCCTTAAATGCGATGTGGCATACGACGGAACGACCGTTCCAGTTCTCGTACACCACACCCGCCACCAATTCGCCATCTTTACGCAGCCCAATAGCGTTAGAACGAGCCTCATGGTAGCCACCCCCTGTATGGGAGCAGACCCACTCGCCCACCTCTGTGCTGCTTTCTATATTCCAGCCCATCCGATTTGATACACGATGTCAGTTGATGCCCATTGAATCTGTAAATTCTTACTACTGCTGTTGAGTTGTATACCCGCGTTGTAGCCAATGCCGGTAACGCCCTGCCAGTTGTTAGAAATCACCGTGTCCTGACCCCATAGCCCCGTATCCCAAAGCCCCGAATCCCATACGGCTACCGTGATCGGGGAGTAGGCGAGTGCGGCGGTGCTGGCCGACAAGTCAAAATCCACGTTGATGTCAATGTTGATCGCGGGCTGCCCGTTGCTAAAAATGCTCGGGCGGGCGCGGGTAAAGTATTTCTTCACGCCCCGCGAATCAAAGTAGTTAAACGCTTGTAATACGCGGCCTTCAATGTTGTTGGTGTCGTCAACATAGCCCGTAGAGCCGATGACCCACGCTTTTGCAACGTATTGGTTGCCGCCAAAATACAAGTCGTCATTGAGGACGTTAAAACAGTTGGCAGCCCAGCCGGTGAACCGACACCATGACTTTGTGATGTTGTTCATCACAAACTGCTCTTGGCTGCCTACGGCAACGGGGATATTGACCACCAACGCATTGTTATCGGCGTTGTACGTCATGCCCCAGCCAAAGGTGTTTTTGTAGTTCTGCGCGGCGGCAGCAAAAGCACCTTGAATCTTGTCAGAGAGTGCCACGTTAGGGTCAAGGCGGGACGATTGCAGCGCAGAGGCAAGCGGCAACAAGCCATCTAGCGTCAGCAGCAAGATGTCGCCGCCGTACTTCATCATGCAGCGCTTGGAGATAGGCGCACCCACCATCCAGACGCCGATCAGCGCCCATGTGGAGGCGCTAGAGGGGTCGGTTCCGCGATAGACGATGATTTCGCCTTTGTCGGTGACAAACACAAGGTTGTCATCCACACCGTAACCGGCGTCAATCGTCCATGTGCCGACAGAAACTAACTTGCCACCGAGCTTGGCGACGGCAGATAAGTCCAATGCTTGTGCTGCACCGCCCACCGAAAGGGTTGGCAAGTACCACGCCTTAAGAGTGTCTTTTTGGATAAACCACAGCCGGTTCTTAAACAGCGTGATGTTGTCTAGCGTGGTCGTGGTAACGCCCGTAATGGCAGGCGATGACGCGCCATCAATTGCCGTCCACGTTGAGCCGTTATACAACTGCGGCTTGTCCACCCCGTTTACGGCCATCAAGAAGTTGCCGCCGGGGGTCGTGATGTTGACGTATTCCCAGCGGGCGTTAGTTAGGCCGCTGACCGCCGCTGCACCCACCGCACCTGCGGAGGTTACGTCATAAAACGCCGTACCCGATGCGGCAAACATCTTGTTGCTTGCCGCACCCGAATACACCATCAGGCTTTCAACTTGGCTCGGCAGCCCGGTGGCGTGTTTCGTATATCCACCGCGCAGATTGACGTTGGAGACGCCCGGAAAGAAATTATCCAGCGTGACGGCATCCGTGGGAGCCATGTTGGCGAGGGAATCACGGGCGTTCCAGCCCCCAATCGGGGCGGGGAGCGATGCCACATTGGCGTTGGTTTTCTGAACAAGGCGACGAGGCATTTTAGTTGCTTTCCGTGCCGTAGCCGCTGTCCGGGATGTTGTCGTAGCCGATCAACACCGTACCCGGTCGTGGCGCAAACGACAGGTTGGCAGCCGCCGTATCCTGTGCAATAGCCGTTTCCAACTCCGTCAGGTAATCGCGGTAGATAGCCGTCGTATCAAAGCCCTTGGCTTCAAAATACTTAAGCTTGGTAGACAGCACCATCACCCGATCTGGGTAGATGCAGGTGTCGGTGTCTACCGTGAAACTATTTTTCGGGGTGCCGTTAGCGGCTTGCGCCCACGCCTTGCTGCGGTACTCAAAGCCGAGTAACTCGCCAGCGTTCATACCCGGCCAAATCTGGAAATACGCGCCTAACAAGCGCCAGCGGATACGCGGGCCGGTGCTGATGTAGCCCGAGAGCAGCCATTCCCATTGCTGCGGCGACTCGGGGCCGAGCATTTCCCAACGCTTGCTCTTATCCCAATGAGTACGATTAACCGTGCTGTAGTAGTCAGCGGGAAGGTCATACTTGACCTTTTGGAATATCAACTCGCCGCCCACCTGCCCCTCGGTCGGCTCATAGTTGAGCGTGACCTGTGAGGCGCTGTCCACGCTAGTGATGTAGGTCGCGTTGGGGATACCCACGCCCTGCACTTGGTAAGCGGTGGACAGACCGGCAGTAGAGGGGATGCCCGTAATCGTGTACGCGCTATCCGTCCATGTGCCGGTGGTGGAGATGGCTTCCGTGTAAAACGTGTGCTGACGGGTCAGCTCACGCCAATCCGCACGACGCATCAACTCGTAACCCGAGGCGTTCATCAGCGCTAAAAGCTGCACAACGTCTTGGCTTGTGTTGCCCGCTACCGTTGAGGGCGTGGCAATACCCAGCTCGTTCGTAACTTGCTGGATCAGTTCAAGCATCGTGGTCGTGGACATACACTATTCCTCTTTAGGCGGTCGCCCTCTGCGTTTCGGGGCTTCCTGACTCAACAACTGCGCCATCTGCGCCTGCAAGGCGGCAAGTTGCTGCTTGGTTTCTTCTAGTTCCGCGTTTGCTTCAGTTCGGTTCTTGCGATTGAGGTATTGCCGAGCGCGTTCCCGCAGCCCAACGCCACCCATAATGCGCTGCAACTGGCCGTCAGACGCCAACGCCAATTGCTCTACCGTCACAAACTTCAAAATAGACAGTTCTGCGATGTGATCCCGAGTAATTTCTTCGGGATAATCGCGGTGCCATTGCGACAGCGGCGTACCGATTTCTTGCGCTGCCCCCTCGCCCTGCTGCATTTGGAAATACAGCCATTGGCGCGGAAAGCGCTCTCGGTGTTCGTCCCTCGCGGGCTGGTCAATCACGGTGTTTTTGTCACCGGGGATGGAAATACGCACAAAGGGCTTTCCTTCCCAGCCTTTTGAGTCCGAAATGTAAAATTCCGCGTGCAACTGTGAGTCGCCGTTGGAAATATCGCTATCTAATGGCATCGTCCTTACTCCTGTGGGGATTGGGGTTATAGGTTATTGACTTGGGTCAAAGTACAAATAACCGAGGGGATTGCAGGCCACACGCTTGTAGCGCTGGCTGCAAGAATTCTAACGCTTGTGTCATCCGTCGCCCACATCAACTCTACATAGTTAGTGGGGTCAAGTTGGATAATAAAGTTCCACGCGGCAACGGTACGCGCTGCGCTTCCTTGGATGGCGACCGTGCTGGCGGTGTTGGCGACGTTGGTGCCGTTTTTACGCAGCCAAATGTAAATATTGCCTGTGCCGCCCGAGGTTTTGTCTAACTGCGCCGAAAACTGCACGTTGTAGACGCCTTGATAATCTACAACTAAGCGGGACGACGGCGAGCCAATAGACACGCCATTGCTGCTATCGGTGGTGTTAAACGTCATGCCGTAAGCGGTGTTGATAGATGCTGCTGCTTGTAGCGTCGTATCGCTAAACGCACCGTAATGCAGGATCGGCACCGAACGGCCAAAGCCTTGCAGTTCTTCCCAGAGCGTATTGCTTACGGCGAAGAACAAGGCCGAGCAATCAGGGTTGATCGTGCCAAAACCTACGTTGTTGATGCTGCTGCCCGCGTCGTATGGGTACACCGTCAACGGGTTTGCACCACCATTACGCACGATAATGGTTTCGCCCATCTCGGTTGGCGGCAGTTTAACGCCCGCGCCAGAACCTACGGTTACAACATTGTTGTAAACGTAAGTTATGGCCGTGGCATCACCTGCTGAAGTGCCAGCAGCAGTTACGCTTGCGGTGCCATCCCCACAAATGGAGACGGTAGATAACTGCGACACTCCCGAGCCAAGTACCCGAGAAGGAATCGGCACCTATCAGGCTCCGTCTAACGAAACCCAAGTCGTCGTGCTAGTGCCGAAATACAGATTGGCCTTACCGGCGGCAATCGTATCCGAGGCGCTGCCGTTGATCGTGGAACCCGTCAGCGGGTAAACGGTCAGCGTGTTTGCACCGTCATTACGCACAACCATCATTGCGCCCGCTTCCACCGCCGGGAGCTTCACGCCCGTGCTGGCGGCTGCCGTAGCAACGCGCACCCAAGTGTTGTTGACCTGCGTGGCGTCGGTTGCCGTCGTACCGGCGGCTGTGACGCTGTTATCAACCTGACCGCAGATTGCTTGAGCGGAACCGCCCGACTGACCTGCGCCTTGTACTCGTGAAGGAAATGCCATCGTCGTTACTCCTATGCTGCAAAATTTAACTTGCGTCGTTCTTCCAAAATGGCCGCAATCAGTCCCGGCCCTCGGGCGTCTATCGTGATGTCATCCATCACGGCATACACCATCTGAAACTCGTTCGCCTGCTGTGCCATAGCGGCATTGCAGGTAAATTTACGTTTTGCCTCGCCAACGTACACATCCATCGTCGGGCCTGTCATTTCGCCCGTAAACCGCTTCATGCCGTCAGCGTTGTTGCAACTGTCGTATCCAAAAAGCACAAATTTGCGAAACCCAAGCAGGTAGCCAATGTTGATGGCTCTCATGCCGCTTGTCGTCCCGCCGCCAACGGCTAGTTTACCACCACCAATGGCTTTCATTTCTGGCCCCTCTGCCCATGAGTGCCACAGGACGACCTTGCGCCCCTTCAAGTGGTCAAATGTCACGGGCGGGCAGCGAGAAGCCACTAAGTAAGTGGTGTGGTCGTTGGCCTTCTGAATTCCGCTTGTGCGATCCCGAGGATCAAGGTTGACCCACAAATCAGGCGTTACGCCGTGATCGCACAGAAAGTCGTGCGCTGCCTTAACCGCCACAATCGGACGGCCCATATCGCGCTGCGCTTTGATTTCATCAATGTAAGCGGGCATTGACCACCCGCTCGCTACGCACACAAACGTACCGTCGTGCTTTGTAGGAGCGGGGGCCAACTCTGGAAGCCCACGGGCAAGAGCCGAACGGATGTTGGAGCAAAGCTCCTCTGGCGTTCCTGCTGCTTGCACCGTGAGTTCCAGTTTTTGCATGGTTACGGGGTCGCGTTAGACGGAACCGGGATAACCATTGTGTAGGCCGCAACAGCCGTCATGGCCGAGGTAGCCGAGGCGGTCACTTCCGTGACAACACCGGCAATCAACGCACCAGAAACGGTCGCATCGTCCAACACGCCTTCAGTTGACGTTGTGTAGAGGGCCACCGCCGGAAGGCAGGAAGCCGACACCACGACGCGAACCTTACCGCCAAGCTGCACCCAACCATAATCACCCGAGGCGATAGACACCTGCGCGAAGCCGACACGCTTGGTGGCGGCAACACGAGCGGTCGTCGCGTTCGTGGCAATGTTGGTGGCCGGGATGCAAACCGCGTTGTACTGAGAGATGTTGGAAGCAGCACGGACATAAACCGCCTGACCACCATCGTCCAAGTTTACGAGGGTACCGACATTGATAGACGGTGAAGTCTGCGTGTCGGTGAGGGCGGGGTACGCGAGGTTATTAATAATAACGGGCATTTTCGTGTACTCCTATTAAGCAATCAAAACGCCTTGGAACTGGCTGCCCGAGCAGGTCAAATTGCCTGCCCAGCCAATCAATTTCACAACGGCATCTTGGTTGACCGCCTGTCGCTCGCCGCCAATCGGCACAAAGTTACGATCTTTGTGCGGGCGGAAGTGCAGGTACTTGGTGTTGAGGAACCACATATGGTTCGCGTTGCCCGAGCCGCTGTTATACGACGAGGCACCGATACCACCGTCCAGCACGACGTCAGACGCCATACCGGCACCGTAGTACTTGAGGGCCGCAAAGCCAGCACCCGCCATACCCGAACCCGAGTCGGTGATGCGCTGGATGCTCTGCAAGCTCTGGAGGTACAAGCGGTAGTAGTTGTTGTCAGCAACGATCAGGTCGGGCTTATCCGTACCACGAATCAACTGAACAGCAACAGCGTCCATGTACTGCTGGATGTTGGCAGCCGACACCGCAGCGCCACCGTTGGTGACACCCGAGTAGGCAACCGACTGCCAGAAGCTCCACACGGCGCGGTTGATGCCGCCGTAGGTTCCCACGGTCGGGGCATCCGGCACCGCCACGGCAAGACCGTCAAGGTTCTTACCCGCGTTGCCCGTGCCGTCGCCGTACAGGTCGCCGCTGATGCGGTTGGCAAGCTGCGCCTCAGCAACTTCCATACGACCGTCAAGAAGGTCAATGATGGCCTCCTTGCCCGAGTTCTGGATCATCTCCAGACCCGAGATGGTCACCGCAGCAGCGTACTGCTTGATGCTGAACTGGGCAGCCGAAATCGGGCTGTTCTGTCCCACGTTCAACACTTCGTAGCCGCTGTACGAGTTGGTGTTGTTGGTCGTCGCATCGGTGTACATGATTTCTTGCAAAATCACGTTACCGCCCGAGAACGTCTTAACGTTTCCTCGGTCACGCAAACGCCGCAGAAGGGCGTTGTTGTTCGTCACGTTATCAGCGAGTTCGCCGCTACGGCTCTGAATCGTAGTAGCGATGATGTCGCTGATACTAGAGTTGGCAAATGCCATTGAAATACTCCTATATCAGTTAATTAAAAACGCGCTTCCAGATCGGACATAGCGTCCTCTAAAAGTGCGCGACGGGTCGCTGCCTTGGGAGCCGTGTTCGCGCCGGGTGTGGCGCTTCTGACACTCACCGCTGCTGCTCTGGCTGTTTTTGCAGCCTTGTTCATCACTTGCGCTTGCTTTGCAACAGTCTCGGCTTGTTTAGCCTTACTGACCTGCTCAAACAAGTTGGAATCTAGTCTAATGGCCTTTTCATAGGCTTCGTCCAGCGTTTCTGCCATGCCACTCTGTAGGAGTTGAATCATGGCCGGTCGGGCGTCCTCAAAATGCTCGGCCTTTAGACTAAATTGGTTGATTTCATTTAACAGGGTTTGATTTTCCATCATTTCCTGTTGTTGTTTCCACCCCATCACCTCGCCACGAACTTGATTCAGTTCGTTTTGCAGTTGCCACACAAGCGGGTCAACCGAGTTGGTGGAAGTTTGCGGTGCTTGACCGCCTTGTGCTTGCATCGCGCCAAGGTTGATACCGTATGACTGCGCGAGTTGCTGAAAATAAGCGAGTCGGGTCTGCGGGTCGCTGTTGCGGAGCTTGTGATCGGCTTCCATCAATGCAGAAACCGCTTTTTCGGGCGTCAATCCCAAGCCTTGCAGCGTCGTCATGTACGGCTGCAACACTTCCTGCATCGTATCGGCAAATTGTGCCTTGGACAGCAGCGGCTCTACGCCTCGGCGCATCTGCTCCTCGCGCTGCCAAGCGTATTCCTGCATCTTTGGGTCGGCTTTCTGCCAGATTTCGTGATAGTCCTTCTTCCACGACGCCGGAGGACGACGCCATACCGGCGGTTCTTCCTCTGTTTGCGCTTCTTCGGCGGGTTGCTCGGTTTTTGCAGACGCAAAACGCCCGCTAGTGTCGCGGGTGACGGATTCGGCGGGTTCACCGCGCTCCACCGCCTCCAAACTTTGCTCAATCAGCGCTCGGCGGTCAGTTACCTCGGCCTGTGGGGCTTCAGCGTTATCAATCTGGTCAGTCACGTTGGCCTCTCCTGTGGGGATTGGTGAAATTCATCTCTTGCCGTATCTGTCGGATTAGGCGGTCTGCCTGTTCGTTCGTAAAACGCTTGTTCACTTCGTATTTCAAGCGTTCTAGGCGCGATTTGTC